TTTGCATATCGATAATGAGCTTCTTTGCGCCTTCACGATCAAAACGTATGCCCTTTAACGTCATGCCAGTGAGGATAGGTAGCACCTCTGTCTCAAGCTCGAAGATGGACTCGACCTCCTCTTGACGGATTAGAATCTCTAGGTGATGCCAAAGTTTTAATGTCAGCGCAGCATCTTGGGAAGCGTAAGGACCCACAAACATCGCAGGCAAACGCCACATCTCCGATTTTGCATCCACGCCAAAGTCAGCAGCAGCTCGTTTTAACCCTTCCTCTGACTTCACCTCTTTGAGCATGTCAAAGCCGAGACTGTTTAGCGCATAGCTGAATCGGTTTTCATCAACAAGACCCGCTGCGATCATCGTGTCTATGATCTTGCCCTCTACCTTAAAGCCAGAAGCCCACAGCCAACCTAAGTCGTAGGCTGCGTTGTGCATGACCTTCGGACACGGCAGCAGCATGATCTCCGTGATCCAAGCTTCGACTAAGCGCTTATCTAAATTACCGCCGCCTTCATGCGCGATTGGGTAGTAGCCTGACCATCCGTCGATAGCTACAGCGTAGCCTATGATGTAGCCGTCTTTTCGAGGCCAACCAGGGCCAAAGGTCTTTAGGTTCGGATCGCAAGTCTCTAAGTCGATAGCGATCTCTTTAGCCTCCGACAGGTCAGGGAACGACTGAGGTGGAACCCACTCACTAACCGAAGGAAACATAGACAGTGTTTTGTTTTCTGTAGCCATTACATGTAAGCCTTTATGATTTCCGCTGCCGCTTGCGGGACGATTGCGTTACCCGCTCCGCGCAATATGCCCACTCGATTGGGTATCCCATTAGCCAAAGGGAAAAGCGCGGGTTCAGTTGGGACGGGACGGTATTTTCCGTCTCGGCAGTAGATGGTGGTGGTATCTTCCCAGAAGCATATATCTCCTGACTCCTCGGATCGACTTGCTCCCGCAAGTTGTTCGGAAAAGTTCTCCCCTTCCTGACGGTCGTTGACTGCTTGAGCAGGGCTTCGTCTGACCTCAACGCCATGTGATCCAGTGTGTTCGGCGTCGCCCACGGAGCTATTGATTTGGCTTGCATCTGAGTATCCGTCAGAGAGATGCCCATCTTGTTGCCTTTTGCCACTGATTTGCGTTTCCTTTCCAGAAACTGTTCCCACTTCCCATTTGCCGGATTGGCTGTCGGCGTCGCCCACGGATCTATGCCATAAGCCACCCTCGGCACTGTGTCGTTCCTCTCCTTTCCGCTCTTGCGAAACCTGCTCTTGTCCAGATTGCCCGTGTCCTTGTAGTCCCTGACCGAGGGAGTCGGCCACGGAACCATTGCTGCGGCTGTTGCCATTGGATTGCCCCCATTGATCCCGCGCTTGTTGTTTGGATTCTTGCTTGCTCCCCCTGTTGCTGCTGTTGGAGTCGGCCACGAAGAAGAGCCTGTCTCTTTTGTGCGGAGCGCCGATGCCGCCAGATGGCAATACGACCGCCGCTGCGGCGTAACCTTCTGCTTCCAAGTCAGTTTGTAGATCATCGAGCCATCCAAATCTAATTGCTGACGCAACCTGTTCTCCAAAGATTGTTGGAGGTTTGCACTCTCGGATGAGATTGAAGAAGACAGGCCAGAGGTGTCTAAGGTCGTCTTTGCCTTTTTTATTTCCTGCGCTTGAGAAAGGCTGACAAGGGGGACTTCCTGTCCAAACAGGTCGGTCTGAGCTCCATCCTGCGATCTGCAAAGCTCTTGACCATCCTCCGATGCCACAGAAGAAATGGCACTGGGTGAATCCTTTGAGGTCTTCTGGTGTGACATCGATAATACTCCTTTCATCTACTATCCCATCAGGGATAAGACCGTCTTTAATTAACTCCCGAAGCCAAGCAACAGCAAAGGGATCGTACTCGTTGTAATAATTCAAAATCGAAATCCTTTCTGTTCGTTCTTGGGCAGTACAATGTGCAGTGTTTTTCTAGTACGCGTGACGCCTACATAAAGCAGTCTATTAATGTCATCGGCGTTCCTTGCATAGTCTTTAGCAAAGCGAGGACTAAGGTCTGTCATCAACAAAACATTATCAGCTTCGCCGCCCTTGGCTCCGTGGATCGTGGACAGTTGTATAGGGGCTTGCTCACTAAGTTTTATGCCACGGCGCAGCACAGAAATTAAGTACGCCCTCTTGTCCTCTCCAATCTTAGTAAGTGCTTTATGCCAAACTTCATCAGTCAAAAGTCCGTGGTTATCTTTTAAGGTCTGCATAGAATACATTTTATCAGGCTCGGCGGTGCGTAAAGACTTAAACCCTCTCTTCACCGACTCAGCAGGGAGGTTTTTGTAAACCTTTTGAAGTGCCTCGTAGTCAATATCCATACCCTTTCTCAGTCTTTCCCAACCCACTACTGCTGCAACGACCGAGTCAGCGATTGACCGTTGTCCTTGGCGCTCGAAGAGTAGACCTTGGTTCTTGATCCAAGTGTGTATGTCGTTAAGCATGTAGTTTGTGGAAGCCATGATGAGCCACTCGCCACTGCTTATGTCTACCTGCTCAAACTGATTGTAGTAGTTTATCTCCCCCTGCTCACTCCGAGGAGACCAAATCTTTTCTTGCCTGTTTTGTATCCTGTTGACTATGGTGTCTGCCAATGCGTGAACTTTCGCAGGTACTCTATAACTGTGTTTAAGTACCTTGACATCGCCCAAATGAGATAGGAAAGATTGGACATCGGCTCCCGCCCAGTTGAACACTGCTTGGTCGTCATCCCCTGCAATATGCGTCCGAGTAGCCTTTTCTTCTAAGGCTTTGACTAATTTCCATTGCAAGCGCGACATGTCCTGCGCCTCATCGACAATAAGCACCTCAAGTGAGGGCAGTCTCTCTGGCTGTTCCACCAAGCGTTCAAGCAAATCCGTGAAGTCCATCAGCATGTTAGCGGCTTTAAACCTGCGGTAAGCTCGCTCTACAAACTCAAAATGAAACCATTCAATTTCCATATCGCTTTTATTATAGTGTGTACGCAAATCCACGCTGCGAATTCTAGCAATGTTGATCTCGTTGAGGATGGCATTGTCGGCTTGTACTATGAAGTCCTCGCCCGTCTCAACATTCGCGCTAACCTTTAGCCCTGTCTCTTTAGCAAAGACAGCGTAGTCTGTGCCTGACATTAGGTCTTTATTGCCGACACCTAAACAGTGGTAAGCCAAGCTGTGTAGTGTACGGAACCAAGGGAAGTCGGCTTTAGCATCGAGGTGTGGAAACTTCTGTACCCCTCGGTCACGAGCTTCAGTTGCAGCCTTGCGCGTAAACGCAAAATACCCAATGTTCATTGGGCTAGTCCCTGCGGCTAATTCTTGTTCCACAATGTTCAGCAAGAACGTAGTCTTACCAGAACCTGGTGGACCAAACACTTTGGTGATCAAAACGGAACTCGGTCACTTGCTATAGGCGTATCAAAAGGGCTGTCCTGCTTTCCAAAAACAGGAAGCTTCCATACCCGTGTTGATCTCCCTTTAAGCATTAGACTGCACGGCTCACCTCCAAGCTCTCTCAGTCTTTGCGCCATCTTTGGGGCAGACATCAAGCCGAAGTTGTTTCTTCTTAAATGAGCCTCTAAATCTTTTATTCTCAGGTACACTACCCTGCTGTCTTCGTCTGTCCAGACTCTGCCCATTAGGATTTCGTCTCTGTCCATACCTTGCTGCAAATGAGTAGTAAACTCCTCCACTAGCTCACTAAACCTACCTCGAATGGTAGTGTCAGTAGATGCCTCGGTTATCTGTTCGAGTTCTACCATCTCTGACAGCAGCTCATTAATCAGTTGCTCCCAATCAGTCTTTTTAACAGTAGGAGGCAGGATGTTGAGTCGTTCCATACATGACTTTTGGAACAGCAGTTGATTAAAAAGATTCTCCGTCTCTAACTCGATGCGCTTGCCATTCACATCAAGGAACCACAGGGGCGGTTCCGAAGCGTACTTACTTAATGATGATAACTGTGGGCTACCGGGGCCATCGCCACCAATGCCGTGCTTGCGTTGTCGGCATAACGAAGGGTTGCAAAAGCTTTTGATTGGATCGTCTTTGCACTTATAACGGTAGTCTTTTCGCTCTAGTTGTTTCTGGATAATCCCTAGCTCTTGAAGACCAAGAGGAGGGTTAAAATATTTGTGGTTGTACTCTAGTAGTTTGTTTTCCCAACCTAAAGGAAATGCTTTTTTAAGGTAAAGACCAATAGAAAACATGCCGTTATTGCGAGACCCTTCGGGAAACCCTTGGGCGCAAAGAGCCTGTAAGCACGGTGGACCATCCTTTACTGTCC